TCGCTTGGATTTATAGAAGCCGTAAAAAATATGAGCTTGGTGGTGGCCATCAAGCTATTGAACGGCCAGACTTTGATGTTGGGGCGAAAAGGTTGGGGTGCTAGTATAGTAAGCTACAAGCAATTGACCAACAGTGAGGTGTCTCACTTGGAAGTAGAGTTTGAGGTAAAAAATGCAATGCCAGTGTTTTTGCCGGGTGATATTGTTTTTTTGAGCGATAGTTTGCCCGTAGTGCCATAAGTGAATGTTGAATTAATAATACGCTGTATATCAGATAATTATAAATCATAATTGAGTACTTTATTTATTTTATGTTCTTAACGAAAGAAGTTTGTTGATTAATCCAAAAAAGCCGATGCGAAAGTTTCGGCTTTTTTGGTAAAAAGTTGAATGTAGATTTTTTAACATTTTTTTGGATACTAAATTATGGCACAGCAAGTAAATACAGTTCAGATTACGGTTGATATAGAGACGGCGGCTTCGATACGAAAAGTGGCGGCTTTGCGACAAGAGTGGGATCAGCAAAAAAAAGCTATTGATTTGGCTACTAAAGCCATGATGAACAATGCCAAGACAATTGGCAAGATGGATGAACTTGATGAAATAAAAAATAAAATGAAATTGGCCACGGCTGAATATAATAAATTGCAAGCGGCGGTTACGGGATTTAAGGGCAATAAGAACGGTGATGAATTTAAAAAAATACATGCTGATTATAAATTAGCTACCAAAAATCTAAATGAATTATTGAAGGCTCAAGATAAGTACGATAATGTAGCATTTAAGGATAAAGGGGCGTTGATAAGAGAAAATCAGGCAACGACCGCAAGCATTAAGGCAATGGGGTTGTCGATGTCGGGATTGAATGCTGAAATAGATGTTGAAATAAGAAAAAATGGGTTTGCGGCATTAAGCACCAGTGAACTGAGGAGAGAGATAAAAGCACTAAATGCAGAGCTAGACAAAGGCGGTGCATTGCTAGAAGACAGACAAGTAAAGCTAGATAAAGTAAGACTAGCAAATGCAGAGCTGGGCAATAGAAATAAGGAGAAAAAGCTAGATGTGTCTTTTTTTGATAGCGTAAAAAGTTCGATGCCAGCGGCATTGGTGGGCGGTCTGGCAGGGGCTGGCGTAGCTTTGGCTGCCAATGCTATTGAGGCTTTGGGAGGTGTATTGAGTAGTGTGGTGCCGAAAATGAAAGAATTGGCGGATGCTAATTCGGATTTAAAAATAGCATTGAACCTTAGTGATGATGAAGTTGGAGATTTGACTAGTAGTTTGAAGAAAATCGATAGCCGAACCCCAATTAAGGATTTGAAAGAGTTGGCAATGGTGGCAGGAGATTTGAACGTGGCTGTTGGGGAGGTAAAAGATTTTGTGGCGGAAGGGGATAAAGTAGGGATTGTTTTTGAACGTAGCTTTGGGAAAGGCACACAAGCGGTTGAGACGATTGCAAAATTGTCTAAAGAATTCAAGGAAACTAAAAACCAGACTTATGCTGAAAGTTTGGCTCAGATAGGGTCTGGACTAAAGGTATTGGAAGACGATGGCCCAGCAACTGCCAAAAGCATTGCCGAATTTACGGCAAGAATTGGACAGATGCCCGACAAAATGAAGCCAGCCATTGCTGATGTAATGGCGTTGGGGGCGGTGTTTGAGGAAGCCAATTTGACGGCGGAGATTAGTAGTGGGGGGTTGCAAAATATATTATTGAATACGGCTCAAAATGCTAATAAAGTGTATGAGGCCATGAAAGCTGTACAGCCAGAGATGGCCATGACGGCTGATGAGTTTAAGAAATTGGTAAATAGTAATCCGAACGAAGCATTTTTGTTGATGGCTCAGGCAACCCAAAAATTAACAGCTACGGGATTGGGGAATTGGCTAAAGGACATTGGGGTAAATAGCCAGGAGGCGACGAAAGTTTTGGCCGTAACTGGGGATAATCTTGATAAGATAAGAACAAAGCAAGATTTGGCGAGTAAATCGGTGATTGAAGCCAGTAGGCTAAGTGAGATTTATGCCGAAAAAAACCAAAATTTAGCGGCTCAAATTGATAAAGCCGGCAAGGCAATTAGTAATTTTTTGGAGGGGCTAACCATTTTTAAAATGGGTAAGGATGCTTTGATTGGTTTTTTTGGCGGAATAGCAGAGGTTTTGGGCAACAGTAAAACAAGTGTTGATGAATTGAATACAAAATTTAAGAGCCAAACCAGCAGTGTAAAAAACTTGACTGAGCATATAGAACCGCTTTTGGATAAATACGACAAATTGAAAAATAACAAAGCTGCTGATGCCCAAGCTGAACTAAAAAAAGTGATTGGGCAAATTGGGCTGGCTATACCTGGCGCCATAAGCGGGTTTGGGCAATATGGAGAGGCTTTGGATATAAACTCGGGTAAGGCTAGGGCGTTTATAGCCCAACAGAGGGCCATGATACAAATTATCAACAAGGATAGGATAGATACGGTAAAAGACGAAAATGTTGCAGCACGTAAGGAGCGGGATGTGCTGCAAAAGAAACTCCAAGATATTCTTGCACTTGATGTAAACAAAGATGGGAATAGAGTTAAAAAAGGGGAAGTTTTTGACCAAGGAGGTAGTGCGGGATTTGGAGGGTCAAAAATGAGTTATGGAGTTGTAACAGATGCCGACATTGCTAAAATACAAGCCCGTTTATTAACCCTAAAAAACATTATAGGGACTACTCATAGTGCTTGGAAGGGCTTTAGGGGAGAAATTGATGCTCCAGTAAAAGAAGTGCCAGTGGTAAAAGACCGAACAAAAGAAGTGGATTATATAAAGGCTGATGGAGGTAAAGCGAATAAGGCATTTGACAAACAAGTGAAGGAAGAGGCTAGTCTATTGGCTGAAATAGCAAAGTTGAGAGCGGAAGCCTTGATAGATGAGTATGACCGCAAGATGGCATTGAGAGAAGGAGAATTTTTGAGAGAAATTGAAGAAAAAAAGAAAGAATTTACGGTAAAAGGGAAGTTGACGGCGGATTATTTGAAGTGGGAGAAGCTATACAGAGCTGAATACCATCAAGAAAGTGGGGTATTGGCTCAAGAGCAATTCCAAAAAGAAATTGATGAAAAAACAAAACTGGAAAAAGAAGCTGCCGAAAGAAGCCATCAACTTATATCAGATTTGCTAAATGAAAAGCTCAAAACTGCTGAAAAGATTGGCAACAATCCTCTTGATATTTTTGAGGCTAAAACTGATGTGCTGAAAAACCAAGAGATGTACGAGATAGAGAATATTAAAGGGAAAACTGAGGAAGTAGAAACGGCTAAAAAATTGATAGAAGACAAGTATAGGGAGCTAAGAACCCAAGCTGAAGATGATTTTTGGAGAAATCAGTATGAAAAAGATCTGGCTAAAAAGAATGAAAGTGAAGCCAAAAAGCTGAAAATTGAACAGAAACAGGATGAGAATCGTGCAAAGTTTAAGGAGCAGGTGCGAGACCAATTATTTTTTTATGCAGGTCAAGCTGTGCAGGCATTGGGAAGTATTGAAAAAAGAAAAGTAGCGGAGCAAGTGAAGGCTGAGACCAAGGCTCATGAAGACGGCTTGAAAAGATTGGAGGAGAAGAAAGATAAGGGCTTGATTAATGAAGAAGATTATCAAGCCCAAAAGCTGGCAATGGAAGAGGTTTTTCAGAAACGCCAAAATGAGATTAAAAACAAAAATGCGAAGATTGACAAGGAAATGACGATTGCCAAAATCTTGCTTGAAAATACGCTAAACATTGTAAAGGCCACGGGAATGGCTTTGGTTAATCCGTTTGCGTTGCCGTTAGCAATTGCCAATGGATTGGCACAGTTGGCGTTGGCGTTGGCGGTGCCCATACCTGAATATGCTCAGGGCGGTATGACTGATTTAGGGTTTAACTCGGCTGGTACTTATTTTTCTAAGCCGACAAGTACAGCTCAGTTGGCTTGGGTGGGTGAGCAGGGCCCAGAATATATAGTGCCGAATAATTTGCTCAAAAAACCGATGATAGCTAATATGGTTGGATTTATTGAAGCGGCACGAACAAACAGGATTGGGGGATATGCAGCTGGTGGCTTGACAAGTAATATAGGGGATGGAGGTATAGACTTTGGAACAGGGTTGGTGGATAATAAAAAGCTAATGAGTGTTTTGGAAGACAGTGCCAAGATGATAGGTGAATTGAACAAAGTATTATCTGGAGGGATTATGGCCAAAACTTATATAGGCAACAGAGAAGTATATGAGATTGATAAATTGAGTGCAAACCTTGAGCGTTCGAGGATGTTGGCCAGAAATGAATCTATTTAAAAAGTCAATATGAAAAAGATTAATAGAGAAAACGGGGGGGTAGAAGCCGCTATTCGTTTGGCGTTAGAGGGTAAAAGTTATCAAGTGTCAGATGCTGTGGAACGGACAATTGTTAGATACAAATTTGTAGCGGATCAATATAGTTTGTACAGGGAGAAGAAGAAGATTATTGATAATCCGACGATGATAAGGCGAACGATTGTAACCTTATTGGTGCAAGAATTTGGCATATCATACGCACAGGCATGCAACGACCACGAACGGGCTACGCAGCTCCTAAACATCGTAGATAGAATAGATGTGAGGGAGATTAATATCAATATTGTATTGCAAGAAGCAAGCGAGGGATTCCAAATGGCAATGGAAAGTGGGGACTATAAGTCGGCGGCGGCATTTGCTGGCGTAAAGGTAAATTTACTCAAAATGCTACCTGATGGGAAGGATGTTAATTTCAAACAAGCCAGTGATGATATTGCCAATATGATTAATATTTATGCCTTTGATCCAGAGGGCATTCAATCAAAAATGCCATTAAAAGAACGTTTGCCAAATAATTTTGAGGCACTTGAAACGCTCAAAGAAAAATATAGCAAACGATTGACAAAAACAGATAAACGGTTGATTACGATTGAATTGAATGAGGACGAAGAGACGTCTCTGTAAAACAAAAATCAACCTCAATTACATCGAAAAAAAAATTATGAGTGCCACTAGAATAATTCACAGAAATATACCTCAGTTAATTGCCAATGGCGTAAATGCCAATGTAACAGTTGCGTTATGGTCGAGAGCGGTTGGTAAAACTGAAGGTTTGGTTTCAGTCCGGGCTTTGCACAATGCCAGGGTTATGCCAAGAAGTGTTGGGGCAATAGTTTGCGATAGTTACATCCATTTAAAGAAGGAGATTATTCCTGAAATAATTAAATCTTTTGAAAATTTAGGATTGGTAGAAGGGTATCATTTTTGGGTGAATAAGCGGCCACCAGCTGGAGTGCCAAAGGCTATTCGGCCAATGATAACGTATGAAAATGTGATTTGTATGGCCAATGGATCGGCTATAAAATTTTACTCGACTAATACATTTGCGAATGGGGATTCTATTGACTGGATGTGTGTTGAAGAAGCTAGATTGATAAAGTATAGTCAGTTGACACAGATGTATAAATGTTTGAGAGGGAACAGAGAGTTTTTTGGGGATAGACCAGAACACCATGGATTGTTGGTAGTTAGTGATATGCCACAAAACTTAGAAAGTGAATGGTTGTTTGAATTTGAAAAACAAGTTAATCCTGATCGAATTGAATATATACTACAACTTCAACAGCAAATTAATCTACGAGAATTGAAGCTGTTAAAGTGGAAGGCTAAGGGTAGTAGTAGTTATTATGATTTTAAGATTGGGCAAATTGAAAAAGAAATTTTAGAATTTGAACGTGTTGCAAACGAGCAGCGAAAGAAAGCGGTTTTTGTAAGTTATGCGGACTCGTGGGATAATGCTCACGTGTTGGGGCTTGGCGTACTTAAAGGGTTCAGGAATACGGCGGCCTCTTATGAGGAGTATGAAATTAGTGTGTTGAATAAAAGATTGATGGCCGTAGATGATAATTTTTACGCCAATTTTAGCATTGAAAGACATGGGTATAGTATGCCCATGTATGAATATTTGGCAAAAATATCGAATAAAAAGGAAGTTCCAGATTGTAGATGGGATGGGGATTTGGACGAAAATGAAGGATTGATAATTCATCTTGACTATAACAACTCGATTAGCTGTATGGTAGTTGGGCAGTTAAGGAAAGATATGACTTTGGATGTTTTAAAAGTATTTTGGGTTGAGTATCCGAGTAAGCTAGAAGACTTGATAAAGTCTTTTTGTGAATACTACAAATACCATAAGCATAAAAGAGTGAAGTATTATTACGACCACACAGCTACAGGTGAGGACGCAAACAGGAATAAAGACGAAACGCATCAAGTGATTGTATCTAAACAAATCAAAGAAAATGGGTGGAGCCTTAATGCAGTTAAGATTAATTCGACAACTCATAAGGAACGAAATGAGGCACTTTCGACGGTTTTTATGGAAACAAAGGAAAAAGAATTGAAAGTTAAATTTAACACTGATAATGCTATGGAGTTGTACACTGCTTGTAAGAAAGTCAAGCTAGTAGTAAAGACCTTGCACAAACAAAACGGACAGCCTTATACAAAGTTGGAAAAAGATAAAATAAACGAAAGATCAAAAAAACTAAAAAAGATAGAGATGGCACATATTACCGAAGCATTTGACGGACTTGTGATGGGAATTTTACAAGAGAAAAATAATAAAAATCGTCATTTTATTGGTTAGGGCGTTCCCAAAGGTCAGGCTTTACATTTCAATATTTTCCCCCAAAAAAGGGGAAACATTTTCTTTTCAATCCTTAACGCAAAAATGCAAAAAATAAAAAAGCCAAAATTTGTGGAGACCCTGTTTAGGGGGCCTTTTTATGTACGTATAGTAAAGTAGGTTTATTTTTAGGCTCATATATCTGTATATTTTTACTTTCAATTGCTAGTAAGGTTTAGGGCGTTGTACGTCACAATCTTCAAGAATTTATTTGCAAATATTACATTTACGAATACAAGTATCTAAAAAACAGGCATTTATGAATAAATTAACTTTAAAATTACTTGTTTTTGCAAATTAAAATTCGTAATTTAGTATTGTAGTAGAGAGGTATCTATTACACAAACAACAATCAAAACAGAAAAAGAAATGAAAACCGACAAAAAATCGGAAGGGGAAAACTTTGCCCTTTCAACACAAACACAAGAAGGAAGCGGATTTGCAGAAACCATGCAAATTCTCCCTTACGTAGGCACAGAAGAAAAGCTAAAGCGGCTTGCAATAATGAATTCTAAAGTAGAACGCTTTCAAAAAGTAGGCAACAAACTTGCAGAAATCGAAAGACTGAAAAACGAAGACGATGGCTCTACAATCGAAATGCACTTTGAGCGAAATGGCCAACGTGTAATGATTTTAAACCAGGCAATTGTACGCAATTACCTAAACGCTTGTGTTGAAGATTGCGTAAAGATTTTTAACCAAGAAGAAGAAGAGATGCTCGCATTAGTCGTTTAATTTTAAATAAAAATCCCTGCATGGATCGCACAAACCATGCAGGGATTAACACAAACAAAATGAAAAAACACAAACAGTTATTGCGCTACAAACTTACTAATAAAGAGATAAATACTAACCCTATTTTTGATAATAAAATTACTAGCTCAAAAGATGCCCAGCTTGTTGCTTATCAATTTTGGGATGAAGACACCATTTCGCTTTCAGAATCGTTTTACTTGGCTTTTGTCAATCGCCAAAATCAACTAATTGGCTACGCTTTACACTCTATCGGAGGCATTGCCGGCACCATGGCCGACCTTAAACTAATCTTTGCCCAAACCATTTTAAGCGGTGCATCAGGTCTAATCGTTTATCACAATCACCCATCAGGTAATTTTTGCCCATCAACCCAAGACAACCACATTACCACACGGCTAAAAGATGCGAGCAAAATGCTTGACATTAATTTTTTAGATCATATCATCATTACCCCAAATCCAAATATTTATTATTCTTTTGCTGATGAAGGCAAACTCTAAAAAATAATAATTAAAGGAACTTCTTAAACTTATTTGACTTTCTAACAAGAGAGCCAAATAAGCCTTTGCCGTGCCTACTTTTTTGCTCAAACGCCGCCAAAAAAGTAGCAAAAAAACTCGCTTTTAAACTCTTTTTTTTTGAAATAATATTTTTTTTTCAAAAAACATTATTATCTTTGAGGACAATAAAAAAATAAAGAAAATGATTAGATTAAATTACTCATTTGCCACTAAGACTCCGATTTTTACGGGTAGCGACGAAAACAACGGTACAACTCGTTCATTGAGACGAGAGAAACGTTTGTTGCCTACGAGGGTAACACTTCAAAGTAAATTCAAATGCCGCAAATCACGCCAAACAGCCGCATTGAATGTGCTTTTTGCTGTTTACAAGCAAATTGATAACTCTCTAAAATCAGCGAATTACGGCTTTTATGACAGCTTCGCAAACAAGGCAAAAGCATCTACACAATGTCAAGACAAGTACGCTTTCCTTAACCAACTTTGCGAAAGCTGTGGCGTGGAAAGCATTTCCGACAAATACGCTGATTGTGTTCGTGAAACAATTGATTTGTTTGAGGACAACGAATTACTCGAAACTATCAGAAGTGAACACCAATTCTTAATACTTCGATTGAGAGAAGCGGTTAAGGTGCAACCCGAATATACCCCCTCAGTATCCGACCTTACAGGAGATAGTGCATTCTCCTTCACAAAATCATTTGACAAAATCCCGTATATCGGTGGCAATTCTGTAAGGGGATTGATGCGCCGTTTATTGATGTACGATTATGTGCAACAATTGGGCATCGTAAGTATGGAAAAAGAAATGTATCACCGACTTTTCACGGGCGGCACATTGAGCGATAGTTCAGGCGTTGAGGATATGGTTTTGCGTAGAGGTTTGACAGAATTGTGTCCACCTATTGCGCTTTTGGGCAGTGCTATTGGTAGCCAAACGATTGAAGGGGCGTTGAAGGTAACAGGTGCAAGATTGCGCTGCTTGGAAAACGGAACGGGCGATGTAAGTTTTTGGGAATTGATTGAAACCCAATTTGGAACACGCTTGGATTCAAGCAAGCAAGAATCCAAGTTGGATTTGATTGGAAATGAAAAGCCCAAAAGCGGCAAGGGTAAAGACGTAAGTACCCAAATGAAGTTTCAAAACGAAGTATTTATTACAGGAAGTGTGTTTGATTCTGCCTTTGTCATTGATACCCATTCGCCAATTGTCGAAAGCTGTTTTTACAGAGCCGTTGAATTGTTCCGCAATTTTGGCTTTGTCGGTGGCAATTCGGCTCGTGATTCGGGCAATATTGACATGAAAATAAATATTCCTGACGATGGCTCAAAATTGTACCTTGACTACTTACAAAGCATCAAGGAAAAGGCGTTTAACCACTTTCAAAAACAAATGCCACAATGAAAAATTACCTTGAAACCAACGTTTTTGAAGCGACCAAAGAGCGCATCAATTACGTGTTTGATAATTTTGATGATTACTTTGTCTCCTTTTCGGGAGGCAAAGATTCGGGCGTTATGTTGAATATGATAATTGAAGTGGCTCGTGAGCGTGGGCGTTTACCTGTACCCGTACTTTTTTTCGATTGGGAGTGCATCTACAAAGAGACGCATGATTTTGTATCTCGTATGATGCACCTTCCCGAAATTGAACCAACATGGGTTTGTTTGCCTGTGACGGAGCGTAATGGGTCTTCCAATTTTCAACCATTTTGGAGACCGTGGCATAAAAAAGATAAGGAATTATGGGTGCGAGATATGCCCAATTTCCCGTTTGTGGTCAATGAGGATAATATGCCCGAAGAATGGAAGGCATTTTATGACCCTGCCGACCATGACCAACGTTTTTTTATCTCTTATGCCGATTGGTTCGCAAAGTCAAGGAGTGCTAAAAAAGTGGCAAATTTCATAGGTATTCGGGTGCAAGAATCGCACGACCGCTACAAAATGCTGAAAACCCAAAAGAACCGCATCAAATTTGAGGGTCGTGATTGGTGTTATAGGTATAAGCAAAATGTAGAAGAAGTTTGGTACACAATGCCGTGTTATGACTTCACAACCGAAGATGTTTGGGTTGCAAATGGTAAAATGGAGTATGACTATAATCATATCTACAATACAATGTACCAAATGGGTATTTCGATTGCCGACCAAAGAGTTTGTAATCCTTATGGAGAGCAACAAAGGCGTGGATTGCACCAATACCATGAGTGCGAACCCGAAACATGGTTTAAAGTAGTGAATAGGGTGGCAGGGGCAAATTTTGGAGCGTTCTACAATAAAACCAAAATTATGTCTGGTACTATCCCAAAACCTACGGGCATAAGTTGGCAGGAATACTTGAACATTATTTTGTTTTCGTTGCCCGAACATACAAAGTTTCACTACGAAAGGAATTTTGATACGGCGGTCAAATGGCATCAAAAGCAAGAAGAAAAATTAGGCAGAAAATTGATTTGGGATAGTACCGAAGATATACAGCCTATTCTTGCAGAAGGTATCAGGATAAATGACCTTTTGACTTATCAGCTAATGGTCGAAACGGTTGTTAAAGGTGATTATTTCTGTAAAAAGTTATTTTTCACTTATACAGGCAGGGAAAAAGACCGTCAAAATGAATTAATTGAAAATTATAAAACGGATTAAATTATGAATATCATCCAATACAAACCGCATTATTCGGGCTTTTATGCTCATATCGGCAAATACGCTATGAACCCCGAAGTTATTAAAGAATTTGATGGCTACCCGATTGTTACGGGTAAAGATTGGATTTGGCATTTGGCAATTGAGGGCGATATGTGCGTTGGCTTTTTAGCTTACTCAGTTACGGGTAAAAAAATAAAATTGGAACAACTCTACGTTATTCCCGACCTCCGTAAAAAAGGCGTTTGTCAAAAAATGTACGATGCGTTTTTGAAAAATGTGGACGGTGAAGGCTACGAAATGCACTGCGTAGCGACAAATTTAGGGAACCCTTTTCTATTAAAAAACGCCTGGCAGACGGTAAAATCGTTTGTCAAATGGCATAACATGGTTAAAAAATGAGCAATTTATTTTCTGATATATCGCCAATTGAAGTCAAAACGGCCGAATTGATACGGCTTATTGAAGGCTTGCCGCTTGATGAAAAAGTGACCGCTTTGAACGCTGTTAAATTACAGCTTCATGCCGTTTCTCCTTTCAAAAATGAGCCTGTGGATTGTGTCTTGTGGGTCAAAAATGAATATGTTGCTCCCAATAACTACAATCCAAATGCCGTTGCTCCTCCCGAAATGAAACTATTGTCACACTCAATTGAGCATGATGGCTATACGCAACCTGTTGTTTCTTTTGAAAAAACGGAAACAGATTATGAAGTTGTGGACGGTTTTCACCGCACGAGAGTAGGCAAGGAGATTAAATCCGTCAAAAAACGGGTTCATGGGTATATCCCTTTGGTTTGCATTAAGTCTGAAAATCAAGACGATAAAGACCGTATGGCTTCAACCATACGCCACAATAGAGCGAGGGGGAAACATGGCATTGCGCCAATGGCAAACATCGTTAAGGAAATGTACTTGAAAGGGTGGAGCGATGAACAAATCGCAAAAGAGGTAGGCATGGATAAAGAGGAAGTTCTACGCCTCAAACAATTCAACGGCTTACCGTCTCTTTTCAAAGATAGAGATTTTTCAAAGGCTTGGGAATGACAGAATACTGGCAAGAATTGTACTTATTCCATGCAAGTACAGACGGTTATTACAAACGGATTGAATCAGCGAAACAAACGATTTTGCAATTTGTAGAAAAATGCGAATCGCCTTATATCAGTTTTTCAGGCGGCAAAGATTCAAGCGTTTTACTTGGACTTTTCAGAGATTTAGGATTAACCGATATACCTGTGTTTTCTCAATTAGATACCCTTGATTGGGATTTTACGGAGCGACATATTGACAATTTTTATGAAAAAATGGGGTTTATGAATCGTCATTTTCTGACCCCTCAGTATGATGTACTAAAAGCCTTCTCAAAATTGACTTTTGATGAAAAAGAGGGCATAGATACAAATGCTTGTTTCTTTGACCTTATTCGTGATTTTGTAGAAAAACATGGATTTACGGGCAATGCAAACGGCATCCGTGTTGAAGAATCCAAAAATCGTAAAATGTGTATTTTAAAGCATGGCACATTGTTCCAACAGAAAAACGGTTTTTGGAAATGTTTTGCGTGTGGACATTTAACTGGATTAGATGTATTTGCTTATATTTTGTCAAATAATTTGCCTTATGCGCCTGTTTACGATTGTCACGGTGACTATGCGCCACACGATATTCGTTTTAGTTGGATTTTACACCCCGATTTTTTAAGGCGAGGTAATGCAGTTTGGCTGAAACGTCATTTTCCTAATGAGTTCAATAAATTAGTTTCTATAAACCATAAATTAAAATGTTATGTCTAAAACGTATAAAATAACATTCCAACTTAGCGCACCGCTTAGTTTTATTTCACCACCAACATTTGATGGTGTTTTAAGCTACGCATGGGCAAAAGAAGTATTAGGTGATAATTTCACCCAAAAGCTACACATTCCACAGGATGAAATGGTAGATTTCTCTAAAATGCCAATAACCATGCACGAAAAAGGCTATTTTATGGCATCGGTTATGTTTTGGGATAAAGAAAATATGACCGAATTTACCGAAAAGTGGCGTAAACGATGGCACACTACGCATGACCATTTGGTGAATAAGCCTGTTAAAATCAGAGTTCAAAAAGGACAATTTAAGTCATACGATGTACCTTACGATTTGAAAGACATCCGTAAGGTTTGGTTCTATTTTCAATCAGATGATGTGGAACATGTCCGTTATTTGGTTCATACATGGATTCATTTCTTAGGGAAAAAACGAGCGTATGGACACGGGTTAATTGATTCCTTTGATATTGAAAAATCTGATTTTGATTTCAATGCACAACCGTTTAGACCAATACCTCAATCACTTGTGAATGTGAGTGAAATTATGAAAACGCCTAATTTTAAATTTTCAATTGCCTATTGTTCGTGGAGACCACCTTATCACGCTCCCGAAAACATGGCAGAATGTATCACAATATGAAGAACATAATTGCTCAACACATTCCAAATTCTGCACTCAATATTCGAGTATATGATTTGCAGAAGGAAACGGATAGTCACACATTATGCGCTTTTACGGGTAAGCCTATTCAGTTTGCCTGTTTGAAAAAAGATGTAATTGGTGCAAACTTTACAGACCATGCGTTTTTACGTTATCCGTCCGCTTATGTAGATGTGGATATTGCAAAACTGATTTTGCCTACTATTCAAGGCAATTCACTACGCAATTATTCTTTTTACGCTAATCAAACAGAGTTGCGATTGCTGAAACGTGAGGATATATTACCCTTGTTAGATTGCCTTGAAACACCGTTTATTTTGGGTGTGACGTTCTCAAATAAGAAACACATTGGGTTCAAAACGACCCCTCAGTATAATTCGGATAAATTTCGCATTTATACCGATATTGGAAAATGTGAATTTGATAGGCAAAAGCATACGCCAATTTTGGAAGTAATGAAGCGGTGGTACACAATCATTGCGGGAAAAGCACATACAGAAGCACAACCAACGTATTTCACAAAGGCAAACATATTGGGTGAAACATTGCCCAATGCCAATCAAATACAAGCCTATGGAGAGGAACGGTATTTTGAAGAAAACACAATTATTGAACCCATACGCAATACTTTAATTTTGAAAGTGTTGTGTCAAATATTGAATAAAAATGGATAAAAAGCGAAAAACAGGGAGTGGCGGTAAAAGAGAAGGGTGTGGACGAAAGCAAATGGGAATGACTAGCGAAACTTTTTCTTTGAGCGAAACTGAAAAAATAATACTTAAATCTTTTAATAATAATCGATTAAAAAGCAAAGCCATAAGATTTGCAATAAGAAAAACTTATGGAGCTTGTTTGCATGAAAATACGGAAAAAAGAAAAAGTCTTGTTTTATTCTGTATTGCCTGTAAAAAAGAGATTACTGAAAATTTTGACGAGTTTTTAAATCCTTAACTATCACATCAATAATATCTCAATTTGTACAACAATCCGCATTATAATGAATTAGCAACAATTAAATTTTGGAGTTTATTTAAGGACAGAAATATCAAAACTTTTTTTTATATTTCTGTCCTTGTCTTTTTTTAAAAAAAAAGTAAACTTACACAAAAAACGAAAAAATTGTGCTTACAATTACCTTCTTAGAAATGTTAGACCAAATGGAAGCCCATCAAAACGGCTACCCAATTCCCTTTTCGCTAACTTATGTAACCCACAACATCAAAGGCGTAGCATGTGGTAGAATTATTAATCTAAATAATGTAGTTCTTGCCAGAAATGCTTCGGGTAAACAAAAAACACAAAATGCAACCCCTGAGTCTCAATCTAAATCAGCTTCTGTTAAAGCCGAAAATATAGCCGTCAGTTCTGACATTAGACGATTATATGATACCAAAACGGGTAAAATACAAAACGCATATCTTCGATTAATCACGCATTTTAACGACAAAGAAGTGCTATTTTAATAAATAAATAGTCTTAAATACTTATGGATTCATTAACTTTCTCAAACAAGTCTGGAATAATATTCTGTTTCTCTGAAACGGGCAAAATATCTGCTGAACAAATTGCAAAAGCAGCCTCTACCTCAAATCAAGGGCCAACTAATATCGCCCCATCAAGTGTTGGCACACAAATTGCCAATTGGGATGTTGATAATCTTTTTCCGAAAAAAATTAAAGATGCCGCCAACTCTAACCCCAAAGTCAAAAAAGCAATTGATGCCAGGGCCACCCACATCATTGGCAAAGGAGTTGCTTTGGGCATAAGTCTTGACGAAGTTTTTACGCCCAAAAACAATGCAGATTTTCAAGAATTTAACCGCTTGGCAATGCTGACGCAAAATTACTTATTCCCAGCGGCCAAAGATATTGTTCAGTATGCCGTCGCCTATGTATCAATCGTTCTCAATAATAAACGCACCAAAATTGCACGGGTCAAAACCCAACCAGCAC